CGCCCCCCGCCAGTCGGGCGGCGGAGGCGGCGGAGGGGGGATATCATCCGCGCAGATCGATGAGATCCGCGTGCTGACAAAATCGGACTATGACGCGCTGGACAAAAAGGACGCGCGGACACTGTATCTGTTGGAGGGATAACATGCTGGCAGTTGGAATCAAACGCATTCTGGAGCTGTTCATCGGCTCCATGGGCATCAAATCCGCCCGCTTGGGCACAGAAACCATCTACGAAAGGCCTGGCGGCTTTTTGTACATCGAACTCACAAGCGAAGAAAGGGGATAAATCCAGATGGCAAGTTTTTTCAATCTGACACTTGATACGCTGGCACCTGCCGGCCTATCGCTGATCCTGAACGACGGCGCGCAGTACGCGACCAGCGCGACCGTCACCGCGAAGATCTCAGTCACCGACGCCGCGACGACCGGCTACCAGATGAAGATCTGGGGCACAAAGGCGGCGGCAAAGGAAGCAGATGCGTCGTGGGAGACGTTCGCCGCAACAAAATCCATTACGCTCCCGGACGGCGACGGCCTGAAGACGATCTATGTAAAGGTGCGCGACGACGTCGGCAACGAATCGACTGCGGCCAGCGACTCCATCACGCTCAACACCTCGATCCCCGCCGTGACCATCACCGGCCCCGACAAGAGCCGCATTTCCAAGGTAACGGGATACGACGCAGCGGCGTTCTCCTTCGTCTGCGATGTGGACTTTGAGGAATACACCGTCCGCGTCGTCCCGGCGACGAGCAGCCTGCACACGGCGGGCACGCAGATCCCGGCGACGGGCGGCTCCACGAACGTCAGCGGCACGGCGGGCGGCTACAAGAAGAACACCGCCATCAACGTCACTGTCAAGGGCGCGGATCTCGAATCGGCGTCTTCCGGCGACGGCGTGAAGATCGTGAAGGTCTTCGTCAAGAACGCCGCCGGGACGTGGAGCGCAGCCTAATGGCCGCGCCGGAGTTGACCTTCTCCATCACAGGAAACAAGATCTCGGCGGTATCCGGGTACGACTCCATCACCGTCACCTTCTCGTCGGACATCGCCTACACGGCCTTCGAGTGCCGCGCGACGAAGTCCGGCGAGGATTGGGGCCGCGGGAAGGGCGCTTTGATCGCGTCCTTCTCCCAGACCCCGGCGGGCACGCAGCGCACCTTTGAGGTTTACGACGATTTTCTGCTTTCCGGTGATGGGGAATACCGCATTTCGTTGTTCGCGCAGGGCGTGGACGGCAGCTGGAACGACAATTACGGATTTATCCCGTCCGGACAGTCGCAGACCATGAAAACGGCTGACGGAGAGGATTTCCTGTGCATGAAGGAGTGATCGCATGGCGTACAACAGCCAGTATACCGGCGCGCAGATTGACGAGGCCATCGGCGACGTGCGCGGAAACAAAGCCGCATGGAGCGGCAAGCAGGACGTGCTTTTGGCCTCCGGGGCGAAGGTCGGCGACCTTATCAAGGTCAAGACGGTCGACACAAGCGGCAAGCCGACGGCGTGGGTGGTGGCCGTGGCGGGCAAGGACTACCTCAAAACCGCCCCTGTCACCTCCGTCAACGGCAAGACCGGAGCTGTCAAGGTTCGCGAAGTGCCGTCTGTCACCGCCGCTGATAATGGAAAATTTCTGCGGGTTGTTTCCGGTGCGTGGGCGGCGGTAGAGATCGCAAACGCGAATGGAGGTAGCTTCTGATGGCAACTGAATATTTAACGAACGATATAGAACTCACGTCAGTTGCCGATGCCATCAGAGAAAAAGGCGGAACATCCGACCCGCTGACTTACCCAGATGGTTTTGCAAGCGCGGTTCGTGCAATTCAAACCGGGATCGTTCCGCAACTGGTCGTAACGGTATCTGCCGGTGCGACGGTCACAGCGACGAACGGCTCCAAAACGATCAGCGGAACATCTGGCAGCACCGGAGTTTGTACGCTTACCGTTCCGGAGATCGGCACATGGAGCGTATCCGCCACGCTCAACGGGCAAACATCTGACACAAAAGCCGTAACTATCACGGACAGCTACGCGGTGTCGCTTAATTTTGTATATCCGACACTGAATAAAAATACTTGGGAAACAATAAAAAATATATCCGACGCGGGACAGGGCGCGAACTATTGGAGCGTCGGTGACCGAAAGGCTGTAACGCTAAACGGCACGGTTGGACATCTTACACTATCTAATTACACAACATATGCGTTCATTATTGGATTTAACCATAACGCGAGCCTAGAAGGGGAAAACCGTATTCATTTCCAGTTAGGCAAGACCGCGCTCTCCGGCGGTACGGACGTGTGTTTCTGCGACAGTTACTATACCTCGCCCGTTTCGACAACCGGCTATTTCTCTATGAACAGTAGTGCAACGAACTCCGGCGGATGGGCGAGCTCGCAAATGCGTACAAATATTTGCGGGACAAGCCTCTCGAGCTATTCCGGAACGATTATCGCAGTCATTCCGGCGGCGCTCCGTGCAGTCCTAAAGTCCGTTACCAAGTACACGGACAATACGGGAAATAATAGCACATCCGCGAGTGCGGTCACGGCGACAAAGGATTACTTTTTCCTCCTCTCGGAGTTTGAGGTTTTCGGGAGCATTTCGAGAGCAAACTCGAACGAGGCGAGTAAGCAAGCGCAGTACGCCTATTATTCCGCTGGAAACAGCAAGGTAAAGTACAAGCACAACGGAACGAGCGCCGCCGCTCGTTGGTGGCTCCGTTCTCCGCTTGCGAGCAGCTCCGACGGTTTCGAGAATGTGAACACCAACGGGACAGTCGAAGACCGCACCGCGCGCGCTTCCTTCGGCTTCGCGCCCGGCTTTTGCGTATGAGGGAGAAGCGCATGGAATATATCGTGTATAAGCGGTTCCGTGGGAATGGCATCGATGGAGCATTTAATCTCCGGTACGGAACTGTTGTATCGGAGATTGAAGGGTTCCTGTTTGCAGCGGACGGCAGGCGGATATGCGCTACGACATCTGAAAACGGATGGACGCATTTTAGACAGAATACACCAGAAGGCGCGATGCGGCAGGAAATGCTTGAGCGCCTTTATCGCTGGTATGAAAAAAACGGCTGCGGCGAAGACTTTACGGATGATAAATGGCCGGGGCAGGAAAACGGGTACTGGAAAAATCGGTTGAGAACCGCAAGTACAGAGCGATTGGAGAAAATCTATCAAGAGAAATTTGGAGGGACGCCATGTATGCAGTAAAACAGGACGGTGCGTTTGCCGGGTATGCGGACAGTATTGTGCCCATTCGACTACACGGCAACGGTTGTTATGTCCCGTGCAAGGAAGATCAGGCAGAAGGATTTTGCGCGAAGATGGCTGTGACTATTATGGATGAAGAAGGAACTGAACATCAGGTGCTTTCTGACATGGTGTTTCATCTCACAGACCATACGCTGAAAGGTACTGAGCCAGAAGGCAGCTATGAGGAAATGGGTGCAGCATTGCCGCTGACGGATGCAGAGACCGCCGCGAAGATCCTGCTCGGGGAGGCGGAATAACATGAGCACCTACACCGAGCGGGCGCGGGCGCTGCGCCCCTATATCGTCAAAAGCGCAGCCAGTCTCACCGACGCCGACGCGAGTCTCGCGCCGGAGCTTTTCACCCGCCTGACCGGCTCTGGCAGCCTCGTCAAAGCCGGCACGCGCATCAACTGGGGCGGCACCATCAAGCGCGCCGCCTCCGACCTCTGGGACACGGCCCAGAACACCCCGGACGCCGCCCCGGCCCTCTGGGAGGACATCGCCTACAAACAGGGCTACAGGATCATCCCCGAGACCATCACTGCCGGTCTCGCCTTTGCCAAGGGCGAAAAAGGCTGGTGGCAGACTGAATTGTACGAATCCCTGCTGGACGCCAACGTCTGGACCCCGTCCGTAAACCCGGACGGGTGGAAGAAGATCACGGAAGAAGGTACATAGCCATGGACACCAAGACCATCATCGTTACGCTCGTCTGCGCCGTGCTTGGCTCGTCTGCGTTAACGGCGGTCGTCAACGCCGTCGTCAGCGCGATACAGAAAAAGCGCGGCAAGGCCACATCGCAGGATGAGCACCTAGGCGAGATTGACAAGAAGCTCGACAAGATGCAGACGCATCAGAACGAGCAGTATCTCGCAATTCTCCGGCTTACCATCATGTCTGAAGAGATGCCAATGGCAGAACGTCTGATCGCCGGAGAGAAGTATAAAAAGATGGGCGGGAACGGCGACGTGAAAAAATTCCTGCACCAGCTGGAGGCGCAATGCGGACATAGCAGTGCGCAATAAATTGGGAGGCAGATATGCGGGTAAAAGGCAAGTGGAGCAAGGGCGAAATGGCGCGAACCATTGTTTTGTATCTGCTCCAGCTCATCACGACGGTAATTGTCTGGGCCTGCGCTCTGAAAACCGTCGCCGTCCTAATTGCAGTCATCCGCAGCCCGGAGCTCGGCGCGTCGATCGACCTGTCCGACGTGCTCGGCTTTACCGGCTGGGCAACCATCACAGAGCTTGGCCTGCTTGCCTTCAAGCGGGTTTTTGCGAAGAAAAATGAAACAGTCGAATAGCGAAAGGAGTAATTACTTATGGACTACACACAGATCATCTCGGCAGTGCTCGCGCTCATCAGCGCGCTCGTTTCGGCATTTTTGATCCCGTGGCTCAAAACCAAGATCGATGCGGACAAGCTGCAAACGCTCCGCACTTACGTTGAGATCGGCGTAAAGGCAGCGGAGCAGCTGTACACCGCGACGGACGGCGCGGCGAAAAAGGCGTATGTCGTGAACTTCCTCGCCGAGAAGGGCATTCAATTTGATGTGGAAACGATCGATAAGCTGATCGAGGCCGCCGTGCTGCAGCTGCACCACGAGTTGTACGGGAGTGAGCGGGCATGAGTTACGTTATGAGAGCGTCCGAGCTTGTAAAAAAGCACATCGACGTTGCAAAGAATTACAAAACCGTGTACATGTGGGGCTGCTTCGGCTCTCCGGTCACGGATGGGATCATCACTGAGAAGGCAAAGCAATACCCGGACTGGTACGACGCCGCAAAGCAGGCCAGATTCCGCGGGCTGATCGGAAAGGGCTACTTTGGTTTTGACTGCGTGAATCTCACGAAGGGGATCCTGTGGGGCTGGAACGGCAACAAAAACGCCTACCACGGCGGTGCCCGCTACGCCGGAAACGCCGTCCCGGACGTCTCCGCAGACGGTATGATTGCCAAGTGCAAGGACGTATCCGCATCCGGCTGGGACAAGCTCGTCCCAGGCGAAGGCCTGTGGATGCCCGGCCACTGGGGCCTGTACATCGGAGACGGCTTGGCCGTTGAGTGTACGCCCATCTGGGATAATGGCGTGCAGATCACCGGCGTCGGCAACATCGGCGTCAAGGGCGGCTACAACAGCCGTGTATGGCAGAAGCACGGCAAGCTCCCGTGGGTGGACTACGACACGGAAACCGTCGATAAGGCCGTCGAGGACGCCAAGAAGACCATCAAGGCAAAGGCCGGACTTGCGGACAACACGATCAAATATCTCGCCGACTACAAGTACGGCGATGATCTCCTGAAAAAACTGGCTGCTGCCATGAGATAAAACCTGCCAGGCGGCGGGCCGAAGGGAGTGACAGCAAATAACTGCGCGGCTGGCTCTGCCGAAGGAGCTGGAACACCTCACGCGCAGCGACTGGGAGCGCGTCACTGACGAGGGACTTTTGGACGTGATCGATCAGCAGATCGTGAATCTTTATATCGTGCGCAGGCTCCCGCAGATGGACGCCGCCGCCGAGATCGGCATCGACCGCAAAACCATCTCCCGCCGCCTGCCGCACATCTACAATACCGCCCGCCGTCTGACACAAGGAAACCCGCCCTGAGCATACGCTCCGGGCGGGCTTTTTTACATTCAAATCATATTTTTTCAGTCGAAGGTTGCTCTGCTGGCATGTTCTGCCGCATATACGCATCGATCCATTTGCGAATCAGTTCATTCGGGGTAGTGCCATTGGCTTTCGCCGTAGCCTTAAAGGTTTCCGCGATCTCCCGCTTGAGCTTGCAGGAGATCACGGACATGTTCTCAGCGTCCCACTTGTTGCGAGCGCGGCGCTGGGTGTCAGTCGGCATAGCATACCTCCCACGCGCAGATGTTCGCCGCATTCAACGCGGCAGAAATCAGTGCTTCGGCGTCCACGCCCAGAACGCCGGAGATGGACCGCAGAACGCCCAAGACATCCTCCGAGGTGTCAACGGACGCATCGTCCATTGTGCCGTCGGAAAAGCGCCAGCAGAAGCCGTCAGCGGTCACGGAAAAATACACGCGGCTGCCAAAATCGCCGCAGGACGTGTCGTCAACCTCGACGGTGACAAGCTGGCCGTTGTTAAGGTCTGCAACGACACCGCCGGAAAACTGCCAGTAACCTCCGCCATTATTTGCAGTGTCCAGGTTACAGTGGGGATTTGTCTGCGCTCCCCACGCGGAAACGATATTAAACATGTCAGCCATCCTCCAATTTTTTTGTCGTGTTTGTTTTGCTTTGTGTCTATGGCTGCATTATATACTGTAATACCGTATATGTCAAGGGGTTTTTCAAAATATTTTATAAATAATAAAAACAAAAATCCACGCAAATGGGACAGAACTGTCCCGGAAGTGTCCCGCAGATGTCCCCCTTGGGAATCGGGAAAGCGGTAGACTGAACATAGAAACCGGCCGGTTTACTACGTTTCGGAGGTATTTTTTATGGAATACGCAAGCAAGGGACTCGCGGGGACTGCGCTGGGCTTTGGCATCGGCGGCGCCGCACTGGGACTGGCGAACGGCGGACTCAGTAATCTGCTGGGCGGCCCCAACCAGAACAAGAGATCAGAAGCCGCTGACATCGCTGCGGCAGTCACGCCTGCCCTTACGGCACGTAGCCCGCCATGCTCGCCGCGCGGCAGCAGGAGCCGATGTGCAGCGAGAATATGCCGGTCACGCGCTACGATCTCGAACGGGAGCAGAAGCTGGCCGCGAAGGACAGCGAGATCGCGCTGCTCAAGGCCAACACATACAACGACGGCAAGATGCTGGAGGTGTACGGTTATATCGATGGGCAGCTCAAAGACGTCCGTGAGGCGCTGTGCAAGCAGGCCGTCCACAACCAGCGCACCGAGGACAGCTTCGCGCTGGTCAAGCAGGACGTCGAGTCTGTCCGCAAGGAAGCCCTTGGCGCGGTCAAGATGGAGGCCGAGCGCCGCTGCTGCAACGACAATTCCATCGTGACGTATGTCAACGCGACCTTTTACCCCAAGCAGGTCGCCGACGTCACCACGGGCACCGCGACCACGGCGCAGTCGCTCTACAACCCGATCCCGAAGTGCGGCGGGTGCTGCAACAGCTAAGCAAAAGGGGCGGCAATAGCCGCCCCATCCTTAAAGGAGGAAATCTGCAATGACAGTGACGATAGATCAGGCCATGCGCGGCGCGATGCGCTACGCAGACAATGAGGTCATTCCGCACCTACCGGGCGGCAAGGGCATCGGGGCCGGGATCATGCTTGCACTCATCATGGAGGGCAGCCGCGAGAAGATCCTTGCGCTGCGTGAGAATCCGGCGGTCAAAATGATGCAGATCTTTGACGACGCCGGAAACATCGACCTCGACAAACTCTATAACGCGGCGCGTCCGCGCTTTGAGAACAAGCTGACCGTATCCGTCCCGCTGCTGGGCGATATGCGATTTGACCAGAATGACGTCGATAAACTCTACCGGTATATCCAGGAGGCATGACGAGATGAAAGAATATATCGAAAAGCTTTACACAAAGCTGCACGAGGCCATGGAGAAGCCTGTGACGCTCGGCAGCGCGGAGGAAGTCGGCCTGTACGCGAAGACGATCCGCAGGCTGGAAAAGCTGGACCGCCGCGAAGACGAACCGGATGCGGCAGAGTTCGACCGAGAAACGGCCATACACTGGGCCGAACATATGCAGAATGCTGACGGCTCGACCGGCCCGCACTGGACGATGGAACAGACAACGGCCGTGGCCGAGAGCATGGGCATTCAGGCGCCAGTGATCCCGCGCTGGGCGTGGGGCGTGACCATGAACATGATGTACTCGGACTACTACCCCGTCGCCGTAGAGTTCGGCCTCAACCGCCCGGAATTCTACGCCGCCCTGGCAAAGGCGTTTTTGATCGATAAAGACGGTCCCGGCCCGGAGCGCAAGCTCATAAAATACTATGAGCATGTGGTAAAATAAAAAGACCCCTCTCCGACTTGGAGAGGGATCTTTTTATCTTTGCACGATCATCCCAATAACACCATTTACAAATATAATGTGTTCGGATAAGTGCATATCTGGTACACCGGACGCGCCGAAATCCGAAACGGGGGGCGGCGCGAGGGCGAGGGCGTCGGCGTAGGTTACTTGGGCGGAATCGGTGACATTCAGGAATAATTTGAACGAATCATCGTACAGATAGATCGCGTTTACGAATAAATCTATGACTTTTTTGCGGTATTCCAGATCGGATCGGTCGCCAGTGCGGAACTGGTTGAGCCATACAACGATGTCCTCTTTTTTGATCTGGACACGGCTGGCGATGCGGAGGGATGCAAGATCGGCCTCCAGCGCCTGCTTTCGGGCCTCGGCAGTTTCAATGCGCTCGTTGATCCTGCGGCGGGCAGCTTCCGCCGTTGCGGAGATCAGCGCATCGACAAGCTGATCGATCTCCTTGTCGGCGTCGCGGATCTGCTTTTCGAGCGGCTTAATGCCGGATGCGTCGTAGCTCTTTTGATACTCCGCCACAACGCGCTCGGCCGCGCGGTCGATCCAGCTGTCCGTCAGGACGCACGAGCCGATATAATCCACGATACAGGCTTCGAGTTCGTCCTTGCGCTCATTGCGCTTTTTGCAGGTGTGCTGCTTCTTCCGCGCCGCGCAGGTGTAATAGTAATACGTCGCGCCGTGCCTGCCGCGCCCACACTCCCCTATCATCGGCGCGCCGCACTCGCCGCAAAACAATTTCCCGTGCAGCAGGTATTCAACCTTCGCCTTTGCATGGCCGGGGGCCTTGGAATTCGCCTTGAGCCGGTCGCGCACGCGCTTTTTTAGCTCCTTTGATACGATGGCCGGGAATGCGTCCTCGATCACGATCTCGCCGAGGTAGTCATATCTGCCGGCATACCGCTCGTTTGCAAGGATACGCTTTACCGAGGCTAATGTGAGCGGGTTCCCGCGCTGGTTACGGTAACCGAGCCGCGCACAGTCGGCCACGATCTGCTTTTGCCCGGCACCGTCGGCATACTGCTCATGGATAAAGCGGACGATGCGGGCTTCGTCCTCGTTGATCTCGTACTGCTTATTTACAACGCGGTAGCCGAGCGGGGCGAGGCCGCCGAGGCTCAGACCCTTCTCGGCGTTCTGGCGCATCCCACGACGGACATTCTGGGCAAGCTGGCGGGAATATTCCTCTGCCATGGCCTCCAGGATCGCCTCCAGCAGAACGCTCTCGCTGCTGTCGCCGACGCCCTCGGTGACGGACAGGACGCGCACGCCGTTCGCGCGCAGTTTCTTTTTGTAGATCGCGCTGTCGTACCGGTCGCGGGAAAAGCGGTCGAGTTTCCATACTAGCACAAAATCAAACGCGCGCTTCGCGCTGTCCGCGATCAGCCGCTGGAATTCCGGCCGCGTTTCGGCGTATCGACCGGACAGCGCCCGGTCGCAGTATTCGCCGACAACGCGGTATCCGCGCTGCTGCGCGTATTCGCGGCATTTGGAAAGCTGGCCGTCTATGGATTGGTCATTTTGCCCGGCGGAAGAATACCGGGCGTAGATCACGACGTTGGCAAGATTCAAATTATCCACAAAAGCCTCCAAAGATACCGCTCTGGCTGATCGGGCCGGGGCGGTAATTTTCATGTGCGAATCCAGCCGATCGATGGGATGAACACATCGGCCACAAGCACAAGGGCACACAGCGAAAGAATGCCCAAGAGGATGAGCGTCACAAGCCGGTGCATACGCAGGGATTTCTGCTGCTGGGCAAGCTGCGCGCGAAGGGCCGCGTTCTCGGCGCGGAGTTTTTCAGCATCGGAAGGCTCGGCAGGCTCGGCAGGCTCGGCAGGCTCATCATGCGGGATGCCGAAATACTCATCCATAGAAACGCCCATCTCCCGGCAGATCGGGCCGACCGTGTAAACAGACGGATTTTTGATGTCGCCGCGAAAGAACTGGGATACGGTGCCGACGGAAAGGTCGGTATTTTCGGCGACGTCCTGATTTGTTTTGTGCGGAGTGATCGTCTGCTTCTGCTCACGGCACAAATCAGATAATTTTTCCTTCAAAACATGTCATTCCCCCTAAAAAAGCAAGACGTCTGACTGTAAAAAGCAGCTGTCATATCTTTACAAGTCTACCATGGGCAGGCTACACTAAAGTTACAGACGGCTCCCGGTCGCCTGCGCAAGCAAAAGCCCGCGCCGTTGTTCGGCCAGCGGCGCGGGCGAATCTCAAAAACCGAGTGCGTACATCAGGCTCGGAATGACGCGCAGGATCAAGAAGCAGCCGGCACACAGCGCAAGCGCAACAACGATCACGATCTTTCGCACCTTGCGCGGCCCGGCGACGGCCTGCTCGTATTCCTCTGGCGTTAAACCATCCGTATACTCATCATAGAGCGGGCGGCCTGCATCATCTGGAAATTTGTTATCATAGATTCGGCAAAAATCAACCAGCGTGCCAATGCCCCAAAAGCCGAGCGTAAAGAGCCAAAGAAGCCCCGTCCAGATCTTGCCGACATAAAACCGGTGCGCCCCAAGGCCACCAAGAAAAATGCAAAGCAGCAGAGCAGTCGAGCGCTTTTTCCGCGCCGGTGTAGCCTGCACCTGCACGCGGGCCTCCGCCTTTGACTGATCGCGGATATAATTCACGGTGCCGCAGCCGCAGTGCGGGCAGATCAAAGCCTCGTCGTCGATTTCTTTGCCGCATTTGTTACAGTACATAAACCCTCCTATGGATTGCAATCCTTACACAGCGTATACAGAGCCGCGCGCCATGCTTGCCTCACGGCAAAACATCCAATTATTATAAGATAATTTTGTAAAATCTCATAATTGTAATTCTAGAACAGATGTTCTATGATAATCGTGCGATGAAAAGGAACATCTTATCTAAATTGTAAATCAAATGGAAGAAAACCTCAACGGCAATAGTAAACAAAAAATAGAAGAGATTTTTGTGGAAGAATGGAGGCACTTATAGAAATGGAACGGAATTTGCTGCTGAAAGAGATCAAACGCCTGCTGCGGCTGGCCACAGATGCGGATCTGGATCTGATCTGGCGCTTTATGCGGAAGTTGGTCACATAGGCACGGGAATAAAAAATAGGCCGGGGACGGTTATTCGTCCTCGGCCATTTTTTTTGCGATCTCGGCCAGCAGCTGCCACTCGTCGGCGCTGAGTTTGCTGATGATCGATACAAACCGCTTGCGCGGCGCGTCGTCGGGGTCGTGCATCACGACGCCCATAAACTCCGCAATCTCCTGATTCCGCGTCAGCTTCTGCCGCATTTCGCCCTCGCCGGTGCGGAGCCACGTCTCGCTCACATTATATTTCCGGCAAATATCCGCTATCGTGCGGTCGCTTGGCTGAGACTTGCCAGAACAGAGCATGGAAACAAATGCGGACGAAACGTGCAGGTCTTCGGCAAATTTTGTTTTTGTAATGCCGAGCGTATCAATCAGGGAGCGAAGCCGATCCTGAAAAGTTTGCATTGAATCCCTCCTTTATGTAACCAGCTTAACACACAGACAACCAAAAGTCAAGAAAAATATTAAGTTAATTAAAAAATAGGGCTTGACAAGTTAATTAGCTTAGTGTATGATGTAAGCAGCTTAAGAAATTGCTAACACACTTATAAAAATGTGAGGTGAGACAAATGTCCGAGAAGGAAAAGCAGGCAATCGAAAACCTGAACAAGAGCACCGAGAAGCTGACGCCCGCGCAGATGCAGCGTCTGAGCGATATCGCCTATGGCATGGCGCTGGCGAAGGAAGCCAAGCAGGAGGAACGGAAGGAGGCGTAACGCCGGTGGAAGAAATCGAACGCCGTCTGGAAGAATGGCGGCGAGAAGACCTGCGGGAACGCAGACGGGAAACGCTGTGGAATTTCGCGGTCAACATGATCGTCGCGCTGGCCGCGCTGATCGTGGCACTCAAGGCTTGAGAATTGCAACGATCACGCCGACGGCGGAAAGCAGAATCGGGATGGAAACGGACAGGGCCTTGAGCCTAGCATGGTCATAGGCCGCCTGCCCAAGCGGGCTGAGCGTAACGACGGTGCTGTCATCAAAACGGCAGTCGGAGAAATCCAGAAAACGCGGTGGAAGCGCCTCCTGCAAGCCGATGTAGTCAAACTGCGGAAAAGCGGCAAGAACGTCGCTGAGCCTGCGGGAATGCGCGACCACAAAACAGATTTTAAATTGTTGAATCGTCATAAAAACACCACCCGCCCACATCTTACCATGCGGCGGGGCTGGTGACAAGCGGAAAAGGAGGCGTGAGCATGATCGCCGTTTTTGGGAAACGGGGGCCGGACGGGAGATTTCTCCCCGGCGAAACTTTTGAATTTAAGCATCCCGGCGAAGAAAACGGCGAGCCCGTGATCGACGCCTTTGCCCGCTGGGCGGCGGAACGATACCGCCGGGAACAGGAACAGAAGGAGGAGAAGAAGACGTGATAAAGCTGACCGTCGAGGATTATTGCCAAAACTGCCCGCTGTTTGAAGCGGAAGTGGAAAAGCTGACGGCATACGGGAGCACATGCGAGAGGCACGCTGAGGGCTTTGCTGATACAGTGATTAGATGTGAGCACGCAGAGCGCTGCGCAGCCATCGCGGGACGGCTCAGAAAGGAGTTTGGGAATGGATGATTTCCTCAAGTTTTTTGCCGAGAAGGTGCGGACATACCCAATGCACCTTGAGATCACCTATAGCAAGGTGACGGACTGGGGCGTCCGGGTGTGGCGGATGGGAACCGCCTACGACGGGGACGACGAAGAACTCGTCAACGTCCAGGACTGCGACGCGGAGCTGTGCTTCGCAACCGCGCAGGTGCAGCTGAAAAACTGGCTGCTGGAACACGAAGGAGGCTATTAACCATGGCAAATGCCCGTACATACACCCTGACGCTGGATGCGCAGGAGCTGCATGATCTGATCGAGGCGGCGCTGGTCTGCGAGTGCCAGGCGGCGCAGATCATCGGCGGGCTCAAGCGCAAGGGGCTGGATCTGGACGCGCAGAAGCTCGTGACACAAAACGCCCGTCTGGCGCGGCTCGTCAGGCGGATGCAGGAAGCAAAGGAGGATAAGCGGAATGCGGAAACTGATTCTCAGCGGAGACGATTGGTTTGAGCTGAAGCACACGCTGGAGCTGCTTGTGATCGCAACCCACAATGAGGCCGAAGCGCTCGCCGCAGCCAAATTTGAGAACGAGGAAATGACCGAACGGGCTGCGCACCTCGCAAAGTGCGACCGGGAAAAGGTGAAGAAATACAAGCGGATTCTGGCGCTGGTGAAATCGGCAGAACGCCTGCCGGAGACGAAGGAGGACGCAGAATGAGAACCAATCTTGCAGAGCGGCTCGGGTATGAGCCGGAGGAATCGACCGAGGAGCGGCAGGCGCGGCTCCGGGAGGCATACCAGACGCGCAAGGCCATGCGGCGGCTGGCGCGGCTTGGGTGCTGCTGGCTGTCGGGCGTGGCGTTCGCGCTGTGCATCATTGCGGGGTGCGCCCACGCGGCGGAGATCGCCGCCGTCCTCGGCGGCGTGTCGCTGACGACGTTTTTGACGGGGATCTGGCTGTGAAGGAGCGGAAGATCACGATCGACTTCCGCCCTGACCAGCTGGCGGACGTGATCGAGGCGGTGAACGCCTACGCGGACGATCTCAAGAATGATCGGGCGCTCCTGTGCGAAATGCCGCGCGTCGATCATGAGACAACCGACGAACTGCTCAAACAGGAGACGCGGCTGCAAAAGCTGGCGTACTGGCTCCTGTGCGTGCAGGACGAAGCGCTATGACGGCGCAGATCTACGCGCCGCGCCTGCGGCAGATCCCGCCGCCGTGCGCGAAGGACTGCCCGGGACGCGAGGCCGGATGCAGCACACGCTGCTGCAGCTGGACGCTCTATGAGAGCATCCGGAACCACATCTACGACATCAACCACCGGGCCAAGCTCAGCCTGGAGCCGGACATAGCCGCCATCCGGCAGATCGAGCGGGCGGCAAACAAAGACAGGAGGGGCAAGACCTATGCAGCAAAATAGTATCAGCTATCCGGGTGAGCGGCCCGCGAAGCGCGCGGACATCGTCGAGCAGCCGGGATATTCCGGCAAGCACTATTTCGTGGTGGATTACGCAGGGCGCCAGCTGACGGTACACGCGGCGGATGAAACGGCGGCCCTTTTCTGGGCGGCCAAGCGCTGGGGCTACAGCTTCAAGCGGCCGGAATACCACCAGACGGCCAGCGTGGCAAAACTCGGCTACCAGCCGGACAGAATGTTCGGATAAAAAATGCCCTCGACCGGTTCCAGCCGGACGAGGGCAGAGAAGCCTAAACTTCCCCGTAACAAGTTAAGTACAAGGAGAGTATACCATGAAAAATCCATATTTGCAAGAGGTAACGGAGATCATCCGCAAGCAGCAGGGTCCGCGCGGCCCGGTGTGGATGTGCGGCGAGCAGCTGCTGGAGATGATCGCGCCGGATGAGGCGGCGGCAAAGCTGGTGCTGAACGATCTGAAGCATGGCGGCATGAGCCTAAAGGCCTGCGAGGCCGAAATCAGAGCGTTCGCGCAGAAAAACGGAAGCTGCTGCACCGGCCAGGAGGCCGAGAAGATCATCCGCAAATACTTCGGTCTGCCGGAGCAGACGGCCGCGCCGAAGCCGGAACCGGAACCGGAACCCGCCGCGCCTCCCGCACCGGCCGGAAACATCGTGAATCTGGAGGATTTCTTCGGATGAGCGAACAGATCGACTATGAGGAGCGGCTGCCGAGGCAGCCGTCCGAGGGCGCGCTGGACTGGTGCATCCAGACAAAATTCAAGTCCGAATACGCGATCTACCGGGATACATATTACCGCGATCCGCTGACTGGCATGCGCGAAAACGCAGTCTCCGTGACCTGCACGGCCTGCGGCGGCAGCTGGATCGCAGAGAAGGTCAGAGGGGCGGGCTGCGGCAGAGGCTGGGCGCCGTTCGGCTTCGTGGAGGGCATCATGCAGATCGGCCCGGCGGACAAATTCCGCTGTCCGAAGTGCGGCGCGGAGCTCCGGGCAAAGCACATCGGGCAGCTGTCACGGGCTGGGATCGACGATAACGTCTATTTCTGCGAACCGTGGCAGCTGGGGAGCAAATTCGTCCTGCTAAGCTGGCGGGCGGAGCGGAACATCGGAAAGGACGCGCGGAAAGTTTACCGGATGTGGCCGCATGAGGCCTATGTTTTTGAACAGAAAAAGGCCGTCCGGCTGACAGGCTATCAGAAATTCATGAGCACGATCCGTTACTTTGACAGCTGGCGGCAGGTGAAGCGATGTGACGACAGATGGGGCAAGACGCTGGGTGAAGACTGGTTCCGCAAGCCGGAAGATCTCTCCGGCACGACCATCGAAAATTCGGCTCTGCTCCAATACCTGAAAGCGGCCGGAGACGAGGCGCGGCCAGTTGCGTATCTGCGCCTATGGCAGAAGCACCGGAACATCGAGAATCTGATCGTGCAGGGCTGCGGGGGCATGGTCGCAAGGGCGATCGCGTGGGATACAGAGAGCTGGGACTACTGCGGCGGGCACAGCGCGAAGCTGGAATGGATCGACTGGAAGCAGAAGCGCCCGGCCCGGATGCTGGGGCTGGACAAGCAGGAATTTGCCTTCTGCGTCAGGCAAAAATGGATGCAGGACGATCTTGCGAAATACAAGATGGTGCGGGCGTTTGAGCCGGTGCGGCTGCCGGAGGACTGGAGCCTGCTGAAAAAGCTGCAGATCTACGAGCTGAACAAGCTGTGCAGCGAAAAGGCACTGCTGCCGGACGCCGTGGGCGGAAAAAGCATGCAGCTCTGGCGCGGCCGGCTGACCGTCATGCGCTGCCTGCGGTATCTGGAACGGCAAAAGTCCGACCTCAAAACGCTGCTGGACTATTGGAACATGGCTCTGCGTGCAGGGCTTGACCTGCGGGATGAGCACGACCAGCTCCCGAAAAGCCTCAAGCGCGAGCACGACCGGCTCGTGGAGGCGGAGCGCATCGCTCGAAACGAAGAAGAAAAGCGCAGGAAGCAGGCCGAGATCGAAAAGCGCCGCCCGGCATTTGAGAAGGCCGTCGCGCCGCTGGAGGCGTGGGCGTGGGAAGACGCTGGGATTTGCATCCGGCCTGTCCGCACCGAGGAAGAGCTGGCCGACGAGGGCAGTGCCCTTCAGCACTGCGTCGGCACCTACGGCGCGACCGGGGCGCGCGGAGAAAGCTGCATTTTCTTCATCCGCCGCGCGGACGCGCCGGACAAGCCGTGGTTTACCCTGCAGGTGGAACTGAAAACAGTGAAAGAGCTTCAGAATCACGGCCTGCGGAACTGTGCGCCGACGAAAGAAGTGCAGGAATTTGTGGACAGATGGATTGAACACGTCCGGCGGATGAAACGTGCCGGAGCGAAAACGAAAAAGGAGGCAGCAGCATGAGTGAACAGAATCTGATGGTATCCCCGGAAAAGCTGGGCGCGGAGATCCGCGAGCTGACCCGGCAGGCAAAGGCCATGACGCTTTACTATGGCGTCGAGATCGGTCGGCGGCTGGAGGCCGCAAAGAGCATGGTCCCGTATGGAGGCTGGGGCGCGTGGCTGAAGGAAAACACGGAGTTTTCCCAAGCGACCGCGACCAGATTTATGCGGGTATTCAATGAATACGGCGCGGCCCAGATCGGCATTTTCGGGGCTGTGCCAGAATCGTCAACGTTGCAAAATCTCAGTATTTCCAATGCTTTGCGGCTTTTGGCCGTGCCGGAAGACGAGCGCGAGGAATTTGCCGAAGCAGTCGATGCGGAGAATCTTTCCGCCCGGGAACTGGAAAAAGCGATCAAGGAGCGGGACGCCGCCCGGCAGGAGCGTGAAAGCGCCCTGCGGCAGGCAAACAGCGATTCCCTTCGCGCCGAGAACGCGAAAAAAGAGGCGCAGGAAGCCTATGAGAAGCTGCGCGACATGGAAGATGAGCTGACCGCCGCGAAGGACGAGGCCTGCCGCATGGCGGACGAGCTGGAAGCGCTCCGGAATCGCCCAGTCGAGGTCGCTGTCCAGCACGACGAGCAGGCAATCCGGGACGCGGAGGCCAAGGTACGGGCGCAGGCGGAAACGGAGCTGCGCAAAAAGACCGACGAATGGCGGAAGCAGACCACAAAGACCGAACAGGAGATCGAGCGCGTCCGCAAGGAGGCGGAAGGGCTGAAGCAGCAGCTGACAGCGGCAAAGGCAATGGCGGAAGCCGCCTCTTCGGACGCGGAAAAGGAGCGTCTGACCGGAGAGATCGAGGATCTGCGCAGAAAGCTCGCCATGTCCGACAAGGACGTGACGGCCGCGCACCTGCATTTCAGCCAGTGGCAGGCGGCATTCAACCAACTGACGCAGGCTGTCAGCCGCATCGAGGACGAGGACAAGGTCGGAAAGCTCTGCGCAGCCATCCGCGCCCAACTGGCCGCGTGGGGGAAGGCAATGGAGGGCACAGCATGACAGACAAGGAAATCGTGCGGGCGCTGCGGTGCTGCGCGAAGGGGCTTGGACACGACGACGCGTGCGAAAACTGCAAGGTCGGAGAAATCCAAGATCGGCGGGAATACATCGAGTTTGCGGCTGCTAACGCAATCGAGCGCCTGACCGCCGAGAACGCGGCGCTGCGGGAGAAGGTGCCGCAGTGGATCAGCGTGGAGGAGAAGCTGCCGGCAGATTATATTAAGCGATACCTTATCGCTTTTAAGGACGCAGGCGGAAGCATCGTGGATGCGGCTCGGTATATTCCGGGGCTCGGTTGGGAGTGTCGCAACTGGGAGGTTCCGCAGGGTTTGATTACCGACTGGATGCCGCTGCCGGGAGCACCGGAGAAAGGAGGCAAGGCAGATGCTTGATATTTGCCCGGTATCGCTGGCAGAGGCAAACGCGTTTGTCGCGGAGCACCACCGGCACCACAAGCCAGTGGTGGGGCACAAGTTTTCCATCGGCTGCACCGATGGCGAGAAAATTGTAGGCGTTGCAATCGTCGGCAGACCGGTTTCGCGGTATCTGGATGATGGGTGGACGCTTGAGGTAAATCGCTGCTGCACGGACGGCACGCGGAATGCGTGCAGCATGCTATATGCAGCTGCGTGGAGAGCCGCCCGTGCGATGGGCTATCACAAACTGATTACATATATCCTAGATACAGAGTCGGGGACAAGCCTCAAGGCGGCTGGATGGAAGTGCATCGGACAGGCAGGGGGACTTCGCTGGACGGGCAAGCGCCGCCCGGAGGTAGACCTTTGCCCCGCACAAATGAAAATCCGGTTTGAGCGGGAGGAAGGAGACAAGGCATGAGTAAAGCTGTTTTGATCAGCATCCGCCCGAAGTGGTGCGAGAAGATCATAAGCGGTGAGAAAACGATCGAGGTGCGCAAGACGCGCCCGAAGATGGATACGCCGGTTAAGTGCTATATCTACTGCACAAAACCGGAGGAAAAGCTACTCACCATTATGAAAGACGGCGATGAGAATTATGGAGAGACGTATCACGGCAAGCCGGTTTTCATAAAGACGGAAAAAGCGCCGACCACTGGCTTATGGGATAAGCGGCAAAAGGTTATCGGGGAATTTCTGTGCGATCAGATCATCAACATTAACGGCGCGGGAAGGATACCGTCGGATGCTGCGCGGCCAACCTGCCTAGAGCCTGCGGAGCTGCACCGGTATCTCGGAGCTGCCACCGGCTTCGGCTGGCACATATCCAATCTCAGGATTTACGATACCCCGCGCGAACTGCGGGAATTTTACGCTGTGCCAAATGAGGTAGAGGTAGCGCTCAAGGCAAAACCCAGGCCAATTACCCGCCCGCCGCAGAGCTGGCGGTATGTGGAGGAAGAGCTATGGAACGACTGACTAAATGGAACGAATCATCGTATAAACACGCCTATTATCCGCGCTGCTTCAAAGAACCGCGCTACGGCAGCGGGTGCAAAATCAAGGATTGCCCGTTTGAAATAGCGGTGTGTGAGCGACTTGCGGCCTACGAGGACACGGGGCTGACGCCAAAAGAGGTAACTGCGCTAGGAGAACTGTTCGATTACGCGCTGAAAGAATCAAAAACGCTGACTGAGCAGCTTACATTGCTCCATCACATCCGCGAGCTTGCCGAGGCCGACAAGGACGGAAGAGTTATTGTTCTACCTGCCAAAAAAGGAGATACACTGTATGCCGTGACTAGGTTTGGAGTTGAAAAACGAGTTGTAAAAGAAATTGCAGCGCCATTTTTCTACAATACTTACGAAAGTAGTGATAGGGCAGCGCTCTCAACCGATATTAGAAATTTTGGTAAGACCGTTTTCCTCACCCACGAAGAAGCCGAGAAGGCTTTGCGGGAAATGGAGGGCAAGAAGGATGGCTAAGTACGTAACCAAAGCGCAGTTGAGACAACTCTATCAGGCTCAGCTCATCGATAACGACGAATATCTGAGACTTTTAAAAGAGTTTGCAGGGATAGAATCCCGGCCGACCACGGAGTACAACCACTACGACGAAAATGGCGAGTTTATTGGTAGCAGCGTGGACACCGATCTTTCTGACCTGCTGGACGAGGCTGGCGTGGAGGTGCGGGACGATGGGCCAACATAAACACAACCCGGTCGCCATTGCGGCGGCAAAAGGCGAGCTGCTGTCGAAGCTGTATCGGTAGTGCGTTGCAAAGATTGCGAGAATTTCAGTCGGAATGAAGAAAATGACCCGTACTGCGCAGATCGGAGAGGGCTTTCAGACCCGGAGCCTGACGGGTATTGCAGCTACGGAGAACGGAGGGAAGAATAAAGGATGAGCCTAATAGACGCTGCCAGATACACCACAATGATTATGGCGCAGAATCCAGACTGGTGCGCCAAAAGAATGGAAAACTTCGAGAAGTACATCACGGAAAATAGTGCTGGTGCTGCCGAGGTGTGTAATGAAAGGAAAGACAACTCCGCGATGGTGATTCTCAAGGATGAGGAGGGCAAGAAGGATGGCAACGAAACGAGTATGTGACCGCTGCGGGGCGGAGATAAACCCCACAAGCTCTGCGACGTATGTAAACGTACGAAGCGCGTTCCATGAGGAATCACCTGATATTGAGCTTTGCTGCTCCTGCGCGATGCAAATCAAAGAATGGCTTAAGTCGAGTGTAGAGGAGGACAAGAAGGATGGTAAAATACACTGAAATATGCGCATTGTACCATTTTTGCGTCGATCTTGGAATCAAATGCACGATAGAGCGCCTGCACGACGGCTATGCAGTGCGTTTCCCGGACGGAAGTGACTTCGCACAGCATCATGGCACATATGGCGGGAAGGAAGGATGCGTTGAACCGGCTATCGGGGACTCCGAATTTGACTATACTGCAGTCGGCTTGAACCTCGCGAAGGAGCTCGTGAAGAAACACAAAGGCAAATTGGAGGGCAAGAAGGATGGCTGAACTGAAACCGTGCCCGTTCTGCGGCGGTGACGTAGAAGAAACAGGCGGTTCGTGTAATTTCGGGAAAAAGATTATGACGCTCAATGTAAAGTGCAGGAAATGCGGGACATCCGTTGCCCTGAAAACAGCATGGAACACGAACGCATACATTGAAGCGGTTGAGGCATGGAACAGGAGTGTAAACCATGCATGAGGAGGAAAGTTGATGCAGGATTGCTGTTTTACATGCAAAAATCTGGAATACAGAAAGAACTACGTTTATCCGTACCGGTGCTTGAAGCACAAAGCAGAACGGTTCTCGGAGAAGGAATTTGAACGGATGTACTTTTCCGGAGAGGAATGCAAAGACTTTGAACAAAGGAGGTGGCCTGATGGGCACAATTCTGGCGATTGATCCGGGGAATATGAAATCCGGCTATGTAATTGTAGAGCATGATGGAGAAGAAATTCGCCGCGTGCTGGAGGTCGGGAAGATCGAGAACAATGTGCTGCTGCCGCTGATCGCGCAGAAGCTTTACGGGAACGGCTACGACGTGGCAATCGAGATGATCGCGGGCATGGGCATGACGGTAGGCCAAGAGGTTTTCGATACCTGCGTCTGGATCGGGCGGTTCTGGCAGACGATATTGTGGCAGACTGGATATGGGCCGACGCGGATATTCCGCCGGGAAGAAAAGCTGGATCTGTGCGGTTCGCTATCTGCCAAAGATGCAAACATCCGTCAAGCCCTCGTTGACCGCTACGCGCCCGGCCAGCCGAATTTCGGCAAGGGCACGAAGAAGAATCCCGGTTTCTTTTACGGCTTCTCTGCGGATATGTGGGCGGCGATGGCGGTAGCCGTGACGTATTTCGATAAGTACATCAAGGGGGTAAAGCTTTGAACAAGACGCAGCGCAAGCCGCCGAGGCCGCCGATGCAGCTGACGTGCGATGCCTGCGGGAAGACGTTTATGCGCGCACCGTCGAAGTACAAGGCAAAATACAATTTTTGCAGCGAGGCGTGCGCATGGACGGCACATAGAGAAGCTGTGATGGGCCGGGCGGAGCGCGTGCGGATCCTGATCACGTGCTCAATCCCGGTATACCCGGAAATGCGGCCTGTCTGCGGGCGGGTGTATCCCGCCGAGAAATACAAATACAGGACAAACCGGACGGGCTATGTCGTCGAGGTGGGCGGCAAGCGGGTTTGCGTGAGGGTGGACGAATGCAGGGAGATTTAAGAATCAGCCCATATTCCGCTCCGTGCGGAAGCTGCCCCGAGAAAGGCTGCGGGGCAAAGCATACGACCTGCGAGGCGTACATAGCGTTCCGCAAAAAGGCGGACAAGTACAAGCGCGATAAGCAGAAGGCAATGGCGCGCAACGCCTCTACACGGGGCTGTATGCGGACGCTGCACGATGCGAACCGCGCAAAGCGCGAAGGGAGGCAACATTACTGATGAGCACGCCGCGATACGGCTGGTGGGCCTATGCAAAATGGATGATCCGCAGCTATAAGGGCGGCGGGCTGATGACGAAGGCCGAGCGCGCTGCCGTTGCGGATGCAATCGCGGAGACGGAACAGCTCGTTGACGGCGCGGAGCGACTCCGGCTCATAGATTTGGTTCTTTGGAAGCGAACGCATACCCTGCAGGGCGCTGCAATGGCGGTTTATGTATCCGAACGCACCGCACAGGAATGGCACAGGCAATTTATTCGCCTTGTGGGGCAAAAAAGAGGGCTTTTATGAAAAAGTCTGCGTCCCAGAGCCAAATTTAACATTTACTATAAGGGCGTAGAGATCAACTCTACGCCCTTCTTCATCGGCACCGCAGCGTTCTGCGGAAACCTCCTCCTCCTGTTCTCGTGTTCTCCGGTGTGAATAAATATATTTATTCACACACGGAGACACGAGAACGAAAGAATGAGGCAGAAAGGAGCGGCTATGGCGAGTTTGCGCGCCCTTGCACACAAGCTGCAAACAGCGCTCTTGTACCACGGAATCAAAATAAAAATCAATCAAATGCAGACCTATTCCGCGAAAAATGACAGGATGGTGACGAAATACATGGTTTACGAATATCGACCTGATGAAAAACCGAAGAATGTCACTTTGCTGGAAACTTACCAGATCGCGGATGTGGTGAAGCTGCTGGCAAGCCTTTACAGCGATGGCGGATGAAAAACTTACGCCGAAGCAGAGACGATTCTGCGAAGAATATCTGAAATCCGGGAACGCGACAGAAGCAGCGAAAAAGGCCGGGTACAAAGAAACATCATGCAGAGTGATTGCGGCAGAAAACCTATCAAAACCAGCTATTTCTGCGTATATAAAGCGCAGGCTGGACGAACAGGAAGCGGCGCAGGTTGCGGATTCAAACGAAATTCTGAAATTTTACACTGCGGTCATGCGCGGTGAGATCAAAGACCAGTTCGGCATGGACGCATCTCTATCCGACCGGCTGAAAGCCGGTGACAGCCTTATGAAACGCTACGCAGCTGCTTCCGACCGCAACAGGACGACAATGGAGAAGCTTGATTCGATGCTGAAGGAGTTCCAAGATGCTGTTAAGTCCGAAACAACGTGAATTTGTAAAATACGGGACGCATCGATGGAACTTCAAGGGCGGAGCCACCAGAAGCGGGAAGACTTACCTCGATTTTCGATGGATCATACCGATCCGGATTCGTGAGCGAATCGGGAAAGATGGTCTGGCCGTCATTCTCGGCGTAACAAAATCCACGATTGAGCGAAATGTGCTGGAGCCGATGCGGAACCTGTATGGCGATATGCTTGTCGGAACAATCTCCAGCGACAACACAGCGTGGATTTTCGGGGAAAAGTGCTATTGCCTCGGTGCGGAAAAGGTTTCTCAGGTGTCAAAGATTCGCGGTGCATCGATTAAATATTGCTATGGGGACGAAGTAGCTGATTGGTCGGAAGAAGTATTCGCACTGCTGAAAAGCCGTCTTGACAAGGAATATTCTTGTTTTGATGGGACGTTCAATCCGCAATATCCTGACCACTGGCTGAAAAAATTCCTCGATAGCAACGCGGATATTTTCAGCCAGACATACACGATAGACGACAACCCGTTCCTGCCGGAATCTTTTAAAGAAAATCTGAAAAAAGAATACGAAGGGACGGTTTATTACGACCGCTACATTCTCGGCCTCTGGGTACGTGCCGAAGGACTGGTATATCCGATGTTTGGAGATGGCTGCATCACGCAGGAGATCCCGGACACCGGAGATTATTATATATCTATAGACTATGGCACGCTGAACCCGTTTTCTGCCGGGTTATGGTGCGTTGGGAAGAAATGTGCAGTCAGAATCGCGGAGATCTATTACAGCGGCCGCGAGGAAAAAAAGCAGAAAACAGATGAGGAATACTGCGACATGGTAGAACGGCTTGCAGGAGATAAGCCAATCAGGGCCGTTGTCGTGGATCCGTCTGCCGCGTCGTTCATTGAAGCGCTGCGCAGAAGGAGCGGATTTAAAGCCCGGCACGCTGACAACGACGTTTTGAACGGGATCCGCACAACGTCCGATTTCCTGCGAGATGGAAGAATCAAGATTCATGCGGGCTGTAAAGACACCATCCGCGAATTTGGGCTTTACAGGTGGGACGAAAAAGCAGAATCTGACCGCGTCGTGAAGGAAAACGACCACGCTATGGACGAAATCAGGTACATGGTGATGACGGTCTTGAAAAAGCACTTCAAAGAACACAGATTTGTGCCGGAGCTGGCGCGGTGAGGCAAAAGATGAAAACATATCAGGATTTTTTAGAGGTTGCGGAAAAGTCTGACCGGGAACGGATGGAATTTGTTCTGTCCGCGATAAATAATCACAAAGACTCGGATTTATACAAACAGGCGGTTATTGCGAAGGAGTATGACGCGCACAGGAATGTGACGATTGCTAATTTTCAAAAGCTGCTTTATACACTCAACGGGAAAGTCATTCCGGACAACTACAGTCCGAACTATAAGCTTCGGAGCAATTTCTTTGCAAATTTCATCACGCAGGAAACGCAGTATCTGCTCGGGAACGGCGTGACGCTGAAAGAAGCCGCGAACAAAGAAAAACTCGGCGCATCGTTCGACGTTCGGCTGCAGGACGCAGCGCATGCGGCCCTTGTTGGAGGCGTATCGTATGGCTTCTGGAACCTTGATCATCTTGAGGTTTTCGACGTAACAGAGTTCGTTCCGATTCTCGATGAGGAAAACGGTGCGTTGCGCTCCGGGATTAGATTCTGGCAGGTATCCGATACGAAGCCGCTTCGCGCAACACTCTACGAGCCGGACGGCTTTACACAGTTCATCCGCAGAAGCGGAAAAAACATGGAGATCCTAGAGGCAAAGCGCGGATATGTATCTGTCGAGGCAAGTTCCGAAGCGGACGGTACGGAGATCCTTGCATATCAAAACTATCCCGGCTTCCCGATTATTCCGCTCTACGGCAACCGCGCAAGGCAGTCAGAGCTTGTCGGCCAACGCGAGGCGATAGACTGCTACGATCTCATTAAGTCAGGCTTTGCGAATACAGTTGATGAGGCGTCGATCATTTATTGGACGATCTCAAACGCCGGTGGCATGGACGAGATCGATATGGCACGGTTCAAAGAGTCCATGCGGCGGATCGGCGTTGGGCTCGTGGACGACGACGGCGCGAAGGCAGAGGCTCATACGCTCACAATCCCAGTTGAAGCTCGGGAAGCGCTTCTTTCCAGAATCAGCGACGATCTTTACCGTGACGCGCAAATGCTTGATGTGGCAAAAGTGCAGGCGGGGCAGAAGACGGCGACGGAGATCATGGCGGCGTATCAGCCGATGGATAACAAGGTGGATCAATTTGAATACTGCGTGATCGAGTTCCTGCAGGCGTTGTTTAAGATCGTTGGTATTGATGACGAGCCATCCTTTATGCGATCCAAAATAACAAATCAGTTAGAACAGACGCAGATGGTGCTGCTTGCCGCGAGCTACCTTGACGACGAAACGATTCTGAGCAAGCTGCCGTGGCTTACGCAGGAGGAAATCGCAAACATTTTGAAGAGGAAAAGCGCGGAAGAATTAGAGCGATATTCCACGAAAGATATGGAGGAATAGACGTATGAGCAGCATGGTACAGGGCGATGCGTACAGTCTGGCCGTCACGGTCAAGAACAACGGGCAGGCTGTCGAGATCGACGATATTGAGAAGATCGAAATGACGCTTCTGTATTTGCAGAAGTATTACCCAGGCCAGATCACATACGCGGACGGGAAATTCTATTTCCCGCTGGCGCAGGAAGAAACATTCCGCCTGCCGAAGGTCTGCCCGATGCAGATTCGCGTGAAATTCAAAAGCGGTGACGTGCTCGGCTCCGAGAAAAAGCAGATCGACGTATCTGCCGCGCTTTCAAAGGCGGTGTTGTGATGGGCGGCATTGAATTTGAACTCAAGAACCGCGATCCGGTTGACGTTTCCTTTAACGTTTCCGTGCGTGCTGGCGGCGGCTCCGGCGGCGGCTACAACATCGGCCCCGGCCCGGAGGTGGACGCCGGACGCAGTCGAAAAGGACAACACCAAGCCCGTAACGTCCGCCGCCGTGTATACGGAGGTCGGCAACATCAACGCGCTGCTTGCGACGATTTAAGGAGAGGATTTTATGAGCACACAAACCGAAATTACCAGACTACAGACTGCGCGGAACAAGCTGCGCACATGGCTCGTCGGCCTCGGCCTTGCCGCGAGCACGGACAAGCTCGACGCGCTGGCCGACAAGGCATCGGCCATCAAAAATCAGGGCGCGGTTGACGCCAACGTCAAGGAGGGTGAGTCCTACACCATCCCCGCGGGCTATCACAACGGCTCCGGCACGGTCAAGGGCGTCTCCGGCGGCGGCAACTACAACCTGCAGGCCAAATCCGTCACGCCGACGAAGGAGCAGCAGTCCGTCACACCAGATCAGGGCTATTACGGCCTGTCCGGCGTGACAGTCGGCGCGATTCCGGAAAACTATCAGGACGCCACGACCGCCGCGCCTGCCGACGTGCTGGCGAATAAAGTCTTTATCGATGCGGACGGCGTAACGCAGGCAGGCACCATGCCGGACAACGGCGCGGTCGAAAAGGTTCTGGACGCTACGACCGGCAATCAGGAATACACCGTCCCGGCGGGCAAGCACTCCGGCGCGGGCAAGGTATCTGTCGCGCTGGAAACCAAGTCCGCCACGCCTGCCGAGGCCGCGCAGGACATTACGCCAACCAAGGGCAAAGTCCTCGGCAAAGTCACGGTCGGCGCGATCCCGGACAAATACAAGGACGTTTCCGGCGTGACCGCCGGAGCGGCTGACGTGCTGGACGGAAAGTTTATCGTGCTGGCCGACGGCAGCAAGGTCGAGGGCACCATGGCCAACAACGGCGCGATCGCAAAGACCATCGACGGCCTCACGCAGACCAGCGTCCAAATCCCGGCGGGCTATACCTCCGGCGGCACAGTCAGCCTGACGGACGACATCGAAAACGCCCTCGCCGCGATTTAAGGAGGCCGACATGAGCGTACAGGCAGAGATCGACCGCATTAGCACGGCAGTCGGCGCGGCATATGACGCAGTGGAGGCCAAAGGAGGCACAGCCCCTGCGGCACAGACCATCGAAGGGCTTGCCGCAGGAGTCGGTACGATTCAGACCGGCATAGCTCCGCAACTGGTCGTAACGGTATCTGCCGGTGCGACCGTCACGGCGACAAATGGCTCCAAAACAATTACCGGAACATCTGACAGCACCGGCGTTTGCACGCTTATCGTGCCGGAAGCCGGAACATGGAGCGTATCCGCGACGCTGGACGGGAAAACATCTGACACAAAAGCCGTAACTATCACGGACAGTTACGCGGTGTCGCTTAATTTTGTATATCCGACACTGAATAAAAATACTTGGGAAACAATAAAAAATATATCCGACGCGGGACAGGGCGCGAACTATTGGAGCGTCGGTGACCGAAAGGCTGTAACGCTAAACGGCACGGTTGGACATCTTACACTATCTAATTACACAACATATGCGTTCATTATTGGATTTAACCATAACGCGAGCCTAGAAGGGGAAAACCGTATTCATTTCCAGTTAGGCAAGACCGCGCTCTCCGGCGGTACGGACGTGTGTTTCTGCGACAGTTACTATACCTCGCCCGTTTCGACAACCGGCTATTTCTCTATGAACAGTAGTGCAACGAACTCCGGCGGATGGGCGAGCTCGCAAATGCGTACAAATATTTGCGGGACAAGCCTCTCGAGCTATTCCGGAACGATTATCGCAGTCATTCCGGCGGCGCTCCGTGCAGTCCTAAAGTCCGTTACCAAGTACACGGACAATACGGGAAATAATAGCACATCCGCGAGTGCGGTCACGGCGACAAAGGATTACTTTTTCCTCCTCTCGGAGTTTGAGGTTTTCGGGAGCATTTCGAGAGCAAACTCGAACGAGGCGAGTAAGCAAGCGCAGTACGCCTATTATTCCGCTGGAAACAGCAAGGTAAAGTACAAGCACAACGGAACGAGCGCCGCCGCTCGTTGGTGGCTCCGTTCTCCGCTTGCGAGCAGCTCCGACGGTTTCGAGAATGTGAACACCAACGGGACAGTCGAAGACCGCACCGCGCGCGCTTCCTTCGGCTTCGCGCCCGGCTTTTGCGTATGAGGGAGAAGCGCATGGAATATATCGTGTATAAGCGGTTCCGTGGGAATGGCATCGATGGAGCATTTAATCTCCGGTACGGAACTGTTGTATCGGAGATTGAAGGGTTCCTGTTTGCAGCAGACGGCAGGCGGATATGCGCTGCGACGTCCGAAAACGGGTGGGAGCATTTCAGGCCGAACACGCAGGAAGGTGCCGAGCGGCAGAAAATGCTGAACGATCTGTACCGATGGTACAGAAAAAACGGCTGCGGTGAAGATTTTACGGATGAAAAATGGCCGGGGCAGGAAAACGGCTACTGGAAAAATCGGTTGAGAACAGCAAACACAGAGCGATTAGAGAAAATCTATCAAGAGAAATTTGGAGGGACACCATGTATGCAGTAAAACAGGATGGCGCATTTGCCGGGTATGCAGACAACATTGTGCTCATCCGATTGCACGGCAACGGTTGTTATGTCCCGTGCAAGGAAGCCGAGGCCGAGGGCTTTTGTGCGAAGATGGCTGTGACTATTACAGATGAAGAAGGGACTGAGCATCAGGTGCTTTCGGACATGGTGTTTCATCTCGCAGACCATACGCTGAAAGGCACTGAGCCAGAAGGCAGTTATGATGAAATGGGCGCGGCATTGCCACTCACAGATGCAGAAACAGCGGCGAAAATTTTACTTGGGGAGACAGATTGATGAGTTACACAGAAAGAGCCAGAGCATTGAGACCCTATATTGAAAAAGCGTCTATTAGCTTACCCGATGAGGATGCACTGCAAGCAGTAGAGTTATTCCCACAGTGGGTGACAGGCCATTCTTACGCGGTCGATGATCGGCTGCAATACAATGGCGTATTATATCGCGTGGTGCAGGCGCATACCTCACAGGCAGACTGGACACCGGATATTACACCGGCACTGTTTGTGATCGTTTCACTAGAGGAATGGCCGGAATTTGTGCAACCTACGGGTGCGCATGATGCCTACAATAAGGGTGACAAGGTGACGTTTGAAGGCAAGCATTACATCAGCTTGATTGACGGGAATGTATTTTCACCAGCGGAATATCCGGCTGGTTGGCAGGAACAGGCGTAATTTACGAGAAGAAGGGAGAACACCATGGACACCAAGACCATCATCGTCACGCTCGTCTGCGCCGTGCTTGGCGGGGCGGATAGAAATGTATGAGCACAAGCAACACCGCCGGGCAGAAAATGACAGACGCAGAGCTCGCAAAGCTTGAAAAGCGGATTGCTGCGATATACAGGGAAGCGTATAACGATCTGACGGATACGATCAGGGATTACTTCGGTAAATTTGCAGCGCGTGACGCGGTGGAAAAGGCACGCATGGATGCTGGGGAGATCTCGGAGGATCAATACAAACTGTGGCGTGCTGCTCAGATTGGACGCGGGAAGCGGTTTGAAGCGCTAAGGGATAAAGTCGCAGAGCGAATGACGAATGCAAACGCAACCGCAATCGCCTATATCAACGACGCAACGCCGGGGATTTACAGCCTGAACAGGAACCTAGCAGCCTATATGATCGAGCAGGTGGCGGGGGACGTTGGATTCGATCTCTGGGATGAGCGGGTTGTGAAGCGCCTGATTGCCGAGCAGCCGGGCCTTATGCCATCATACCCGGAGAAGCGAGCACTCAAACGTGGGATTGATCTTGCATACGGGAAAAAGCAGATCACGGCCAGTGTCACCAGCTCCATCTTGCAGGGCCGGAGCATCAAAGGCATGGCGGATGATCTGCAAAGCCGCATTACCACCATGAACCGCGACAGCGCCATCCGGACGGCCCGCACAGCCGTCACCGGCGCACAGAACGCCGGGCGGCTGGATTCCTATTATGCTGCCGAGAAAATGGGAATCAAGTGCAGAAAACAATGGATGGCGACGCTCGACGGAAGAACCCGCCACTCCCACGCCATGCTCGACGGCGAGATCGTGGACAACGACAAAAAGTTCTCCAACGGCTGCCGCTACCCAGGTGACCCGAACGGCCCACCGTCCGAAATCTATAACTGCCGCTGCACGCTGGTATCTGTGATAGAGGGAATTGACACTTCCAAAGGACAGCGCCGCGCCAGAAATCCTGAGACAGGGGAAAATGATCTGATTGAAAACATGACATATGCAGAATGGGCGGGGTGGAAGCAAGGGACAAATAAAGTTGCAGATGGCGAGGAATCTGCTATAATAAAAACATACAGACAGTTTGACACCGGCGATGCGGCAAATAATTTCTTCTATTATGACGGAGATGAACGTGGGCTGCTTGCGAAGAAGCGCAGCAAGCATGCGCAATGGCAAAAGTCTTTGACGGAAGATGAAGATTACGCTATCGGCGATTATACCGGCGGCGGGTATTACGACATAAACTCATATTTGCGCAAAACTGGCGATTGGGAAAATATCAATGCTGAATTTGTTAAACAGCAAATAAAAGGGCTTGATAGCGCAATAAGCCGATATGAGTTAAAAGATAATATTCGTGTCCAGCGCGGCGTGATGAACGACGTTGTTGATAGGCTCGTGGAAGATAATGACGTTCAGGATAGTTTGAGTGAACTCATAGGAAAAAAATTTCGAGAATCGGCGTATTCCAGCACGACGGCTGTCCGAAACAATGGTGTTGCAACTGCAAAACCGACAATCCTTGATATCGAAATTCCCGCTGGAACGGGTCGCGGAGCATATGTCAATCAGCTTGCTGGGCAGTTCCAAGATACTGAGTACGAATTTTTACTTAAGCGCGGATCAACATTTACGATTAAGGAAGTCCGCGAGGACGAAATCATGGGCGAATACCATTATTACATAAGGATGGTGATGGACGTTGAGTGAGTACGCAAAAAAGTTGCGCGAAAAACACGCTTTGCAAGAGAATGGAGACCTTGGAGCCGTGTTCGCAAAATGTGAAAAGCTTGGCTGTTCTCGGGATTTTGTGAAATCGTTTATTACGCGAGCGGAATTGCTCCCCATGAAGCAGACTTTAGCGTTTTTGGAAAACAAAGATGCGAACAGCGAGAACCTAAAACGATGGAGTACGCTTATATGCACACTCATTGAGCAGAAACCAGAATCCGAAAAGAAACGCGAATGGAAACGGTGTTTGAAGGTGATCGGCGATGAACGTTGAATTTATCGACAATTCCGAAGAAGTGAAATCCGCTATGCACGACGCGCTGATTCGCGCCCTCGAAAAGATCGGCATGACGGCTGAAAAGTACGCGAAGCGGCTTTGCCCGGTGGACACCGGCAATCTGAGGAACAGTATCACGCACCGCGTAGATGAAGGGGAACCGGCTTCATACATCGGAAGTGACACGGAATATGCCGCATACGTCGAACTCGGAACCGGTAAGTATTATCCGGGCGGAAGACCTACGCCGTGGGCGTATCAGGACGCAAAGGGGGACTGGCACTGGACGGCGGGCAATAAAGCGCAGCCATATTTGAAGCCCGCAGCGGCGAACTATGCGGCGCAGTACCGGAAAATCGTCGAAGATGAGATGAAAAACGGATAAAGATTGCGTCCCAGAGCCATAAATATACGGTATAAGTGTGGTAACAGCAAGGAAATGACTGTTGCCACATTTTTTGTTCTGTCGCGGCAAAGCACCGCCGACAAGGGAAAGGAAGATAGGACATGGCACTGACGCGCAAGCTCCTGAAGGGCATGGGGCTGACAGAAGAGCAGATGGATACGATCATTGAGGCGCACACCGATACCGTAGACGGGCTGAAAAGCGACCTTGCACGGTATAAGGCAGACGCCGAAAAGCTCCCCGGAGTACAGGCGGAGCTTGAAAACCTGAAAGCCAAAGGCGACGATGGCTGGAAGGATAAGCACGACAAGGTCAAAAAGGAATTTGACGACTACAAAAGAGAACAGATGCAGAAGGAAACCAAGTCCGCGAAGGAAACCGCGTATCGGGAACTTTTGAAGTCTGTGGGTATCAGCGAAAAACGAATTGATTCGGTTTTGAAGGTCACCGATCTTTCTTCGGTTGAATTGGAAGACGGAAAGATCAAGAACGCCGATGATTTGAAGAAGTCCATCAAGGAAGAGTGGGCAGATTTCGTTGTTACCACGAAACAGAAGGGCGCGGACACCAAAGATCCGCCCGCAAACAACGGCGGCGCTATGAGCCGGGACGACATCTTCAAAATCAGGGACGCGTCTGAACGGCAGGCAGCAATTGCCGCAAATCTCAATTTGTTCGGAAAGGAAGAATAATATGGCAGCAAAAAACAACCTGACCATGACGAGCGACGTTCAGGTAACCGCTCGTGAAATCGATTTTGTAACCCGCTTTGCGCGGAACTGGCAGCACCTGCGCGACATTCTCGGCATTATGCGCCCCATCAAAAAGCAGCCGGGAACCGTCCTGAAATCCAAGACTGCAAGCGTGACGCTCGCGCAGAGCGTCGGCGAGGGTGAAGAGATTCCCTACTCCAAAGCGACTGTCATTGAAAAGGACTACGCCAACATCAACGTCGAGAAGTACGCAAAGGCTGTTTCCATCGAGGCGATCAAGGAATACGGCTATGACGTTGCCGTCGCCCTGACCGACGAGGCATTCCTGTATGAGCTGCAGACCAATGTCACCAATCGGTTCTACGATTATCTGAATACCGGCCTGCTGACCGTCAGCGAAACCAACTGGCAGCGCGCGCTTGCAATGGCGAAGGGCGCTGTTATCAACAAGTTCAAGCAGATGCACCGCACCGCGACCAACGTTGTTGGCTTCGTGAACGTGATGGATCTGTACGATTACCTCGGCGGCGCCGATATCACCATCCAGACTGAATTCGGCTTCCAGTACATCAAGAACTTCATGGGCTATAGCACCGTGTTCCTGCTGTCTGACGATGAGATCAAACGCGGTCGTGTTATTGCGACTCCGGTCGAGAACATTGTCCTGTACTACATTGACCCAGCTGACAGCGATTTCGCCCGTGCCGGTCTCGACTACAGAACCGACGGAGAAACCAACCTTGTCGGTTTCCATGTGCAGGGCAACTACTCCACTGCGGTCTCCGAGTCCTTTGCGATCATGGGCATGACCCTGTTCGCGGAGTATCAGGACGGCATTGCCGTTGCTGACATTGACGAGACCCCGTCGCTCGGCACGCTGACGGTTACCTCTGCGGCGGGCACGGCGACAGGTGACACGAAGATCACGGTAACGCCCGCGAAGGAAGCAAGCGGCAACGTCTACAAGTACAAGGTAGGCGATTCGGCTGAGACTGTCACCTACGGCCAGAACGTCAGAACGTGGCCGACGTGGGACGGCAAGTCCGATGTCACGGCAGCGACGGGCAAGAAGATCACAGTCGTTGAGGCTGACGCGACCTATAAAGCGCAGAAGGCCGGAAACGCGACGGTAACGGCGAAGTAAGGAGGCGGCAGCGCAATGCTAACCGAATTGTGCGGGGTTCTGCGGAACTGGTTTGAAACGGATCGGATCAGCGGAACGTACACAGTAGAAAACGGCAGCATTGCGCTGCCGTTCCTGCAAGAAGGGCAATTCTTCCGGATTGTCGGCTCTGTTTTCAACGACGGAGTTCACCAATACCCGGATTACGGGATGGCCGATGAGACCTTTGATGGATCTGTCTGGCCGATGGCCGTCCCATCCGCTGTCCTCGCCCTCGAAGCTGAGATCAGAGCATGGCAAGAGAAAAACGGGGACGCGGCAGCAAGCCCGTTCACATCGGAAAGCTTCGGCGGGTATAGCTACTCGAAGGGATCGAGCGGAAGCACGTCCGCGAGCGGGGCCGTGACATGGCAGACGACGTTCAAATCGCGCATGAACCAGTGGAGGAAGATCTGATATGAGTTTACTTGATGATTTTGCCCGCCCGTGCGTACTGCTCGAAAAAAGCCGGACGCCGGACGGAGCGGGCGGTTACGTCACGATATGGACGGACGGGGCGGAATTCGCAAATTACCAGATGCTCGATACGTCCATGGAGGCTCGCAGAGCGGAGAAGGAGGGCGTGACAAGCGTTTACTCGGTGCTTGTGCAAAAAGCCGTACCAATCGATTATAACGACTTCTTCCGCGACAAGGCGACCGGCGAGACGTACCGCGTCACGTCCGAGCCAAAGGACAAGCAAACACCGAAGTCCGCAAGCTTCGATCTGAAATACTTCACTGCAGAAAAGAAAGCGCTGCCAACATGACGAAAGACAAAGCATTGCATGCGTGGTTCTCGCAATTTCTCACGGCATACCCCACATCAAGTGTCCCGGACGATGCCGTTTTTCCGTGGCTGACCTATGAGCTGATTACCGGCGCGTGGGACAGCGGGGAAATCGGCCTGACAGTGAATCTCTGGTACTACACAACGCAGGAAGCAGAACCAAACGCGAAAGCGCAGGAAATCTCGGACGCTATCGGCTTGGGCGGCGTGTTTGTGCCGTGTGACGACGGCGCAATCTGGATCAAGCGCGGATCTCCGTGGTGCCAGAACGTCCGGGACGATTCTGATGCAAATATCAAGCGGCGGTATTTGAACGTCACAATCGAATACATTACCGCGAACTGAAAGGACTGATTTCATGGCGAAATTTACAAAAATTCCGGCGGATACGTTTAAGCAGCTGCAAATCAATGCTGGCGTTGTTTTGAGCGAATTTACGCCTGCAACCGGAACGTTTGAACCGGAGAACCAGATCGGCGCAACTACCGGAGGCGTTACATTTTCCGCGACACCGACGTATTCTGACTACGGCTCGGATGTGGATAATTGCCCCAAGAATATACAATATTCTTGCCAATCACGCGAAAACGTTGGGGCTTCT